CGCGTAACGGTCTGGTTGAACTGCGCGTGCAGCCTGCCAGACGGCCGAGTCCATGTTTTTATTCCCGCAACAAAGGAATCTAAATAAACCGATACGGCATTCAGGCGGGTAAGCTTGGTTAGGAACTCAATCGCAATCAGATTGTCCTTGTCCTTGGCTTGCACGAGCAACTTCCCGATAGTCGCCTTGTCTGTTTTAAACCCGTTGATGCTGGCATCTTCTGGGCCGCGGGGGATCAGCTTCAGGCCGGCAATGCGTCCCGTAGGATTAAGTAAGAACCCCTGCCCGCCGCACGCTGGACACTTTGTTTGCTTCTTCCACGGCTCCCCGTTCTTCTTGATCTTCTGGATCAGGCCCTTGCCATCACAGCGGTGACAGTGTTCGGCCACAGTCTTCATAACTTTAGCGGTAGTGCGCTTAACCGTGTTTGCAAACTGAGACACTGACATACGGGCGGTCGGAAGTGGTTTGCCATTCGGCCCTACACCGCAATTGAACATCCGCTTATGCAAATCACGGTTTACAACCTCTCTGGAGTACACGACTTTGGTCATGTCCGCGCCAGAGTTTAAGTTGATCGGGGTATCTCCCATGCAGTTCACTACAATCTCATTCAGGGCCACTTCTAGTTCACGCTTTTCGTCGATAAAGTCTCGCTCTACGCGCTCTAGCTCTTCCCAGTCGATTTGAATGCCGTTCCGCTCAATCTCTACGAGGAACAGGAGCATCTCATTGGTCAGATCGAATACAGGCTCCAGAGAAGCATTGCTTTCCTTCGTAAGGTCATGGCGCTGGGCCAAATAGATCTCAGCGCACGACAGAACGTCAGTATCGGCGTACTCAATCACGGTTTTAAGGGGCATTTCCTCAAACCCCGTGCCCTTGCTGAACAATTCATCCACCAAGTCATCCCGCTTTCGGGTGACGTCCCGGCGCTGGGCCGTGCCCTTCAGGCTTTTGTCCACGTTCTGCGCTCTAGCGAAGATGTACTCGCCTACCATAGTGCAGTGGACCTTTTCAGGGATCTCAAAGCCCGCTTCGAGCAAATACATCACATCAAACTTGGCATTGTGGGCGACTAGCAGATCTGCAGACGCTAAATCCTGCCTGAGTTCAGTGGGATCATCGCAGCCCGTCTGCTCAACGTGATAAAAGATTGCGCGCTTTGCTTCTCCGATAACGCCATCTTCCACCATTCTCCAGTGGGCGGATACGATACGGTTTTTCGGGTTAAACGGGCTGTTGTCCTTGTTGCCGTCTACCATGGCTACCGTCGTTTCTAAGTCGATTACGATAACTGTCATGGCTTACTCCACATACCGGCTGATTTCAGGCTCGATCCGACAAAGCACGGTGCCGTGCCAACCAGAGAGCTTGTTCTTAGATATTGTGAGGTAGCGAGTAGGATCTTGTTCGTCCTCAGACGTTTGTTCTTGTTTACCGATGCCGATTACTAAATCGTTCTCTGCCATCTTGCCGATGCGAGAGCCTTCCATATCGAAGCCGGACAGCCGAGTACGGCCTCGGGCTTCATTACTTGCTTGAGAAACTGTTAGTACGGCGCACTGGTGCTTCTTCGCGAGTTCCCGGAGAGATCGGTAGACTTCCCGCAGCCGTTCATGCGATGCAGAGAATGTCCCGTTTACGTGGCACTTGTCGCCCTGATCCACGATTACTACATCCGGGGTCATCACGGACAGATAGGCGTCTACCTGATTCAGATCCCAGTCTTGGATATCTTTCATCTCGATCTTTTCTTCGATCTGGGTAAACTTCTGATGCGCTTCCTTACGGGCCTTGGGATCTTTTGCTATCTCTGTGCGGGTCTTGCCTGCCCATGCCTGCATAGCCCGCAGCATGGTTCTACGGGTTTCTTCTTCGTTCCCGAGATAGAGAACTAAGGCGCCCTGATCGCAGAATCCTCCCGGGGCGCAGCAAATACTAACTGCGAACGCGGTCTTCCCTGTTTCGGGTAGAGCAAAGATGGTCCCAAATTCACCGGGGCCGATTCCGTAGACATGCCGGCTGAGTGTTGAGATGTTGAACTGCCAACGTGCATCGTCGCTGGTCAACTCAAGAAGAGCATCAAGATCTTTAGTCGTCGTCGGACCAAAGTCATCGGGCATCAATCCGTCCCGAGTAGACTCCAAAAGCTTCTCTAATTTACCTACGGCGTCGTCGCTGCCTTCGCTGATCTCCAACCCGAGGTTAGCTATCTTATGGCCTAGCGAACGCTTCCAGAGTTCCTTTACTACGTCGGAGACAATGTCTTCCTGTAGCGGCGCGGCATTCATCACGGAGCATACGTAGTCCGTGAACTCTTCCTTCTCGGCGCGAGTTGCTACCGGGTAGTGTAAGAGATAGAGGGCTTCAAGGTCGTCCTGCGCGAGGTCACGGTTGTATTTCTGGTGACCTTCGGACACGCATTTGAATAGCGTTTTAGCAGACCCCTCGAAGAGTGAGGCGTTAAGAGAAGATTGGTTTTCTTGATAAACATTTTGGGACAGAAGAGACTTTAGTATTTTTATATCCATACTTAATCAGAACCGTTTCGGTGAGTAACGGGGCCGACTATAGCACTAACTAATGTCTCTTGTGAATACCTAACTAAGGCGGATTTTCATTCTTTTTAAGTCAGGCGTTTGATCTCCACGACGTTCGCGCATGTCTACTTCGTGGTAGACGACAGACTTACTTTGCTTAACTACCGCTTCAATAGCTTCCTCTAGTCGTGTTTGTTCTAGTGCTGCTTCTTTGAATCCGTCTTGAAATTCAAAGTCTATGATTGCGATTGCCCTAGCTTTCATTGGTTTTTCCTAACACATCTTTTATTTGCGGCACGGATAGATATTTAAGATCTTCTTCTGTGAATTTCACAGTCACTTTAGTGGTTACCGCTTCGCTTTTTAGTATTTTTAATAACTTTATAGCGTTTCTGGAAGCATCTTTGTCAAGGATAATCGTTACGGTTTCGTACTGCAGGATCTGTTTTCTTTGTTCGGGCGATACATTTGTACCTAATAAAGCACACCCCTGTACGTTTTTCAGCCTAGAAACAGAACAAGCGGACGCAGCGTCCTCAACTAGTATCATGTTAGCGCTATCTTTATCGACTACGTAAAGGCCACTAGTATCCCCATAAGAAAGCCACTTAGGTTTGTCGCAATAGTCCAAGGCACGCCCCACGGCGCCCTTGCCTTCATTCATATAAAACAAAACACGGTTTCTTACAGGATCATACTTTATGTCCGCCCACCCGAATCGGTAAGCATCAAAGCAATTAACTGACTTTAGATAGTTTATGACGTCAGTATGGAAACGGGGATGTGAAACCATTCTCGGAAGGGGTAAGGATCTTCTAGGTTTGTTTTCAGACTTTCCTAGTAGTTTGTTTCTTACTGCAGATAAACCGTAACCGCTCCGGACAGCCCCTTTAGATTCACAGCTTGCCTTGTAGCAGTTCCAGAATGTTTGCCCCTCTTTCTTCGTTAAAGTAAAAGTGTACTTACCAAAACAGAAAGGACAGTCGATTCTTTTTGATTCGCCATCAGAGATTTCAATGTCTGAAATGATTTCTTTTTGTTCTTTGTATGTAGACATAAGTGCCCTATGGGTATAGCTCGGCCCGGAAGGGCCTCGCAAAAATACCACTAGTTAGTGTCATCGTCTAGCCTTAGGCCGGTACTAGTTATGGGGTTATAAACTCACTAAGCAAATAAGGCATTGAAATTAAACAATAGTACCTTAACGCTTTGGTTGGGGGTTCGAGTCCCTCCGGGCCTACCAACTCCATTGATAACAAACGATTATTTGAGAAAAATTTAGTTTAGTTAGAAAAAGTTTTAATTCTTAGGTCTAACTGACGACTCAACCGAGCCAATACATCAGCCCAGCCACCCCTGCTGCAGTCAGCAGAGGAAGCAAAAGAACCGATGTAATATAAAACCACTTTAACTGTTGCGGATTAGGCACATTAGTTAAGTCCACACCCACGGCAGGAAAGTCAGGCTTCTTCTGATTTGTCACTGAAAGCCTCCGGGACGGTCTCCGTCCAGACGTTAGAGACAAATACAAACCGCGGCCCAGCGTAAACAGGGGTAACTCGATGAAGGTGATTAGACTGAAAAACTATCATCCGATTGTAGACCGGTGCGATACGCTCGATCTCGTGGACTTCATCTTGTATCTCTAGATATCCGCCCTTTACCAGATGCGGGACCGGGTAATAAACAGACCCTATGGCCGGGGACACGACAGTGCCGTCCCTTTCATATTTCACCTCGTCCTTGTCGAAGTGCCACTCCATATGATCTGAGATGTGAATCACGTTAAGCCAGTACTCGAAGCCCGTCACAGGGCTAGTGTCTGTTATCAACGGCTCCCAGATCTTCTGAAGCGTGCGCTCCCAGATGTTTTCAGGCTCTTTTGCCCACCATCCGGGGGTCCACATCGTGTCCGCTTGAAATTGGTCTGACCAATTCTCACTTTGGTTATATTCATCAAGCATTTGTTGGTCAGTG